CTTTCTAGGGTTGCTTTGAGTCTTGGATTAGCAGATGCTGCAAAATTCGGTGCTATATATGGAGGTTTAGTGGCTGGTCATAGGGCTGACATAATGGTACATCCAAAGGTAGCCTATTACCGTAATGGCTTTTAATGAATAAATTAATTGGAGGATTAATATGAAAAAATTAATGATTTTAATAATAATCTACTTAATTATAATGGGTATATCATTTTTAGTTGGGTTAAATATAAGGTTAAATCATACCAAAAGTAATGTTATAAAAGGGACAACTTGCGAGGATGGAATTTGTTCCCCACCAGAGGAATATACGCAATGAAAAAAATATTAATAATTTTAGTTTTATGTTTATTTTTAAGTGGTTGTTGGACTACTCCACCGCCACCCGAACCAAATGGAATTACTTATCGTGGCTTTTTTGTAGGTGTAGGAATATATGAAAATGGCTGGACATTACCAAGTCCGGCAGGAAATACAGATAAATTAAAAAATCTATTTATCCAATGTAAATTTGGAGAAGAAGAAATAGGATTTGAATATATCGAAAAATTAACTAATTTAGACGCTACGAAAGAGAATATTTTAAATGGTATTCTTGAAGTATTTGCCGAAGCTGATGATCATGATATTTCTTATTTTTATTATATGGGACATGGTGGAACATTAAATGATATCCCCATTATTACTCCAACTGATTACAAATCTACATTAGAGACTGCAATTACAGTACATGAATTGGAAGAATATTTGAGTATGATAGCTGGAACAAAAGTAATCTTTCTTGAAACCTGCCACGCAGGAAATTTTATTGATAAAGATATTGCACTTAAGGCATTTACTGAATTCTCACTCGATTTGCTGAATAAAGAAGGTTATCAGGTTTTAGCTTCTTCAGCAGGTAGTGAATATACTTATGATTCTACTTATGGCTCATATTTTTGTAGAGGTTTATGTGAAGGGTGCAAAGAGCTTAACGCTGATATGAATCAAGATGAAATAGTCGATTTAACAGAATTGTATCAATATATTAAACAATGGGTTATCGATCATAGATGTAATACACAAACAGTACAAATGTATCCTGATGGCTCAACTTTTCCAATAGCGGAGTATTGATATGAATATAAGACAATTCGCTTTGAAAAGGTTGTGAATTAATGGCAGAACAAATAAAATCTGGAGTTAAACAAACATTTGGGATCTTTTCGCCGATTTTAGGTTTGAAGCAGGATTTTCCCGTTATTCTTTTGGGAAAAACTTTCACGTCTGATAATCAAAGGTCTCATATTCAATATGGAGAAATTCACCGGGCTAAATTAGCTATTGATACTTTACTTAATAGTGAAGAGGTCAAAGTACAAACACCTGATGGTTTTCCGATTCTTCATTATCACCGTTTTGTAAGAGAATCGGATGCTAAGGAATATTTATTAGCGTTCACCAAAGCACATATTTATCGATGGGATGAAGATAATAAAACATTCGGTGATGCAATATTTACTAAAGCTGATGATGATTGTATAGAGTGGCATACCGTTACTTTTAATAATAGAGTAATCGCTACGAATAATGAAGATCTTGTTCAGGTTTGGAATCCTGATATAAACGGTGGAAATTTTGCTCCGTTAGATACTGCAAGTGGAATCAACTACGGAACAGAAGAAGATCCAGAATATCTTACCAAAGCTAAGTATGTAGAAGTTTATGAGAATTATCTGTTCTTGGGTTATACCTATGAAGATGGTGTATCTCTTCCACAAAATGTTCGTTGGTCAGATTTGCTTGATGAGGCAGATTGGAAGACTGGAGATGCAGGTGGAACGCCAATCGGAAGTCGTGATTTTATTACGGGATTAATAAAGTATAAAGGCTTTTTAATCATTTTTAAACAGGAAAGCGTACATCAGATGTGGCTTACCGAAGCATCTGCTGATATTTTCAATAATAACCCTTTATTTACAAATTTAGGTTGTAAGGCAAGTCACTCGATTATTATGGATGATAAAGAAAATTTATATTTCTTTGCCTCTGATAATACTTTTCGACATCTTCTTTATGGAGAGATATCTCAAGCAATTGATCCCATCGTTAAAGGTATCAAGTCTTCTTTGGTTGATAGTATTAAGTCTACTTTTATCGAGGAATATGGAGAGATATGGTGGGCTATACCTTACGGAGATTGTTCAGCAAATAATAAAATTATAAAGTATAAACAAGTCTGGAATCAAGAAGATACTGCGATTAATGCCTTTGGTGATTATATCAAAGAAAGCGATGCATTATTCTTGGCTGATTTAGGTGCAGATACATCAGGTTATACCAAGAAGTTACACGATTCAGAGGCAAGTAGTAATGCTTCATATTTCGTGTTGTCTACTGACTTAGCGGATAAGAAGGGTCTTTCTTATGATAAAAGATTATTGGATTTATTTATTTATACTAAAAAGGAAGATTCTGGAACTTTGACAATTGAAATCAAGAGAGATAACGAGACTACATGGCAATCTGTGGGAACGATTGATTTAAGTGGCGATGAGGATATTTTAATTCAACACTTAGCTTCCGATTTAAGAGCTAAGACATTTTTGATTAAGGTGTCTGGTAATGACCACTATAGATTCTTAGGTTTACTATTCAAATTCCTAATTGTAGGAGAACGCTAATGCAGATAAGTAAATCGATTATCCTTCCAGAGTGGGAGAGCATAGAGGACTTAGACCAAGCATCTAATATATTAAAACAAATTACCGAAGCCTTAAAAGATCACAATTTGCAGAACTACGACGATGCTGTTGCTAACTATAGAAGAATTACTACTGGTAGGATTCAGAGTGTAGACGGCGAAACTTATTTCGATTTAGATAGTGGAGTCATAAGGGGAGAAATGATATTTCGGGCTGGTAGTTCTGGACTTGACAATGTAGAAGAAGCCTCACCCAGTGATTGGGATAATGCCTTTAAATTAGCTGATGCAGTAAAAGGGGATTCGGACTTTACCTTAATTAGTGGTGGAAAAATTATTACCGAATCCATCGCAGTGGGTGCATTTAATTCAGATGTTATCGCAAGAATGTTCTCCAGTGGAGAAAGTCAGGAAGCCATCGAAGCTTGGATGAAAGCTGGACATATAACTTACATTGATGGAGCAAAAATCTACGCAGGGTCTATAACTTTAACTGGATTAGGTTCAACAATCATTGAAGGCGGTTATATAAAAACAAGTTTACTTCAAGTTAGTTATGGAGATATAACTGGAAGTAAACCTCCAGTCAATGCAGATTATTTTGGTGGTAGTGCAGGTGCTTTAGCTTATTTAAATAATGTAGAACTTGCTAAATTAGGAACGACTATAATTTCGGGTGGATATCTAAGAACAGATTTAATCAAAGTAAGAAAGATATACGTTGGTGGCGGAACAGATGAAGATATCTATTTTGAAGATAGCGGGATTAGATTATATGATGCAACAGGTGCACAAATAACTTTTGCTAAAGCGGGTCTTGCGAGCTTTTCTATTTATATGAATGCCACTTATTCTGAAATCTTAACAACAAATTTAAAAATTTATGCTTCTGGAAATATATTTACATTTTATTCTGGGGGAACTTTTCAGCTTGTTAATTTATCTTCTGCACCGACTGGTCATGCAGGAGATTTAACGTATGACACTGACGGGGGAGTAAATCCTAAATTTCACGGTTATATTGGTTCACCTGATAATGCCTGGGGATATTGGAATCTTTCTGCTGGATGGTAAGGAGATTTATGAAATTATATTTAAAAATTACAAAGATGAATTTTGAAGAAGATGCTATCGAACACAATATTATTAGGGGAATAAGTGATAAAGAATTTCTTGGATATGATGAAATAGTTGAATCTCCCGATAAAATTGACATTAAAGAAAGAAATACTTGGTGGAGTTTTCCTTTATATGAATTCAAAGACGGGGAAATAATTCCATTTGATTATACTAAATATGCTTATTTTCATGATACAGATAGAAGGAATATGTTAGCAGGGAGAATAAACCAAATATACAATCCTCCAAGCGAACTGAAAATATTGAGGAAAACAATTAAATATTTAATGGATGAGTTAAATATTTCTATTCCTGACTTTTTTCAAAAATATAATGATAAAGTTGAAGCAATTATAAATAAAAATCCCAAGGAGGTAAAAAATGGAAGAATTAGAGAAACAAGTAAAAGCACTCTTAAATACATTCCTTAGCCAAGAGGTAGGAAATAGGCTTAGCGAATTTGCATGGGGTTCGTTTCAGAGTATTTTACTTAAAATGATTCATGATTATAAAATTAAAGAGACAATAAAAGAGGTGAAGAAATAATGATACAAGCGAAAGATCCAAATTCAAAAGGTTTTTGGTCAGACCTTTGGAATAATATATTTGGATATTATGAGGAAGCACCAGAACCTACATTACTTATGACTCCAGCACAAGAAGAGGCACAAAGTGCTTTGGAGGAATTAGCTTATGGCGAGCTTCCAACCCTACCAACATTTAATTTGGAAAGTCTCGAACCCTATAACATAGGATTAGAGGAAATCAAAAAGGTTTTGGGTGAGGATTATAACCCCCTTACATCTCTGTTTTATAAGGGTTTACGAGAAGCTTCATTAAGAGAAGAGGAACGAGGAGTAGGCGAACTTCGGAGACGTTCTCAATTGGGACACATGTTAAAATCCGATCCGAGTGCAAGAACGGAAGCCGAGTATAGAGGTCAGATGGGAACTGGTAGAGATATAATGCTGGGCGAAATGTATGAAACAGAACGTAATAGAAAAATGGAAATGATACCAAATTTATTAAATTATGCTGGACTTGGTGCAGATGTTGGAAAGTTTAATACACAAATAGGAATCCAAGAGGCTTTGCTTCCTTATACCGCACAAGCTCCAATAATGGAAGGTCTTGCTGGGGGTTATGGAACTTGGTATTCACCAGAACAAATCTATCAACCTGGGGTACTAGATTGGGTAAGTGAATTAGCTCCATGGAATTGGTTCAAAAAGAAAGGCGAGGCGAATGTTTAATAAAAAATTATTATATACGCTTATAAAGGAAGTGGTTTAAGATGCAGTTCTTTGCCCCAAGAGGTACATATAGACAAGGCGAAGCTCCCTATGACATATTTAAAGACCGCATAACAGCAATTAAATCTATTGTAGAAACAGTAAAAACCAATATCGCAAATAAATATTGGGATCAATTAAATAAAGTAACTATATCAGAACTTGGTAAGAAATTAACCAAAGATCAAGAAGTTGAAAAACTTAATTTATATGGTAGTGAACCCCCATCAAATATAATTCCTCAAAATACAGAAGAAATAGCAACTCAACTTGTAGATTATACTATGGGAAAGATGTTAGGCAAGGAAATAATGATGGGACGATTACCTGCTATGGGAACTCCTACATCAACTGATTTAAAATATCAACCACAAACCGAACCTGATCTAAAATATCAACCCTCCGACGAAGTAATGATGCCTAAAATGAATCAACAGAAATTACTCGATTATGTAATGTCTGGTGGCGAAATGGATTGGGGGAAAATCTTGAAAGTTATGGAAGAGAGACCATCATTTTTAGGTGAATATTCTGATCTTGAAAGAACAGCATTAAATAGCGTGATGGGAAGAGATGTGATGGGCGAATTAGAGACGGGAGTAAAAAGAGCTGGCACTATTCTTGATTACTACAAAGAATCAGAGAAAAAAATAGCCACAAATATGGTAGAACTTGCACAAATAGATCCTGAAAAATTTATAGAAATTAAAAAATTAGAAGAACAACTTGATATAACTACAGCACAGAAAAATATGGAAATGTATGTCGATATGTATAACAGAAAAGAAATTACATACGATTCATTTTTAAAGATTATAGGTGGTTATGTTGAGCCTGCGAAACTTTCTGATTTTGAGACAAAACTTAAACTTCTTATAGAAACTGGAATGTGGAACACAATGACAGATGATAATAAATTAAAATTCTTTGATGCTTATGTTGCACCTGAAGAAGCACCAGAAATAGAAAAGAATATGTATGATGCTGCGTTAACTGGAAGTGAAGATTATTTCGGTATTGAAGATTGGATATATACAGATAAGAAAGGATTTGTCAAGGATGAAGAACAGTACAGATTATTGTATGCCGAATATGAACGGGGAGCAAAACAAATCTATGAGAAAACCGGAGAAATCAAACCCAAAGATTATTTATCCTTAGAAGAAGCAGGAAAGTATACATTACCTACTCCTGGAACAGGAAAAATGGGTGGTTATAAACCTATATTAAATAGTGAAAATATTCCTTGGAGTTGGTTAAGTGAAGAAGAAGGAATTGAAAGAGAAACTCCAAAGGAAGCTAAAGAGAAAGAAGATGCTTTCGGATATATTATTGGAGCAACCTATAAAAATGCAGACGGAAAGCTTCTGAAATATTTGGGTAACAACGAGTGGGAAGAAATAAGCCCATCTGTAGAGGGGAGACAAAAAGGAATTAAGTGAAAAAAATTTATAACACAAAAGAAATATTTGGTGAAACCGAACCAGAAATTATAGAATCAGGAACAACCATGCTAAAGGAATCAAAAGCTGGCGTAGAGCAAAGAATGAGAGGCATCGGTGAAATTCCTACATTCAAAACACCAAAACCTTTATCTTTGGAAAATTTAACCTTAGTAAGTTTACCTCAAGAAACAGAATTGGATATTTTAAATGACAAAATTGAAGGAACTTATGCAGAATATCTTAAACTTCAGAAAAAGATAGAGGAATTCGATACTAGTCTATCTGAAATACCTGACGCCATGAAACCAACCATTGTTGCTAATTATAACAAAGCAGTGAATAAATTTAACTCCTTAATCGGTGAATTACAAACTGATATTGCTAAAAGAGATCAAATCTATTCTGTTCAAAAAAGGCAAGAATTTATAGAAAGAAAACATTTAGAAGAACAAGAAGTAAGTCTACAAAAGACAGAAAAACAAGCTGGTACTACTGGATTTACTGAAAGTTTTTTAGGTAGACGAGAAAAAGTTCCTATCTCTAAATCAGATGAAAGCAATTTAAAAGATATAGCAGATGCTTTTATACTGGGTGGAAGTAGGATTTGGCAGCAAACTAAAGATTATTTTAAAGATGCCTTACCTAATATGATTTTCGCTCCTCTCGAAACGAATCAATTATATGGAGTAAATATAACTGATGAACAAAAAAAGAAAATAAACATTGAAAATAAAAAGAAATTAGAACTTTGCAATAAGGAATACAACAGAAGTCAGGCAAATTATGACAAGTGGATAACAGAACATCCAGAAATGCAACCTCGTAAAGAATGGGAGGGGGGAGTTGTTGCAAGCGTTAAAAAGAATCCT